GCTCCTTCCGTGAACAACCCCTCAACCTCTATGATTCTATCGATCCCGAAGACATCCCCGAACTTCGCCTCCCGAAACCCGGCCTCATTGTCCTTCCCTACAAATACATCGAAAAATCACCTGGTTTACTCATGCTCGAAAACACCGAAAATGTTATTCTCACAGACAACCCTTTCAACGCCGAAGAACCCTTCGACCGCAAACCCGAAACCTACTCTGTCGATACTGACCTATCCGGCCCTCCCCCTCATCCTGGAATTGCCCAAATTATTTATGACTGGTTCCCCCTCTACCGTCAACATCTGGACACATTCTGTCGCCCCCCTTCCTACGGTCCACAAGCCTTCTACGACTTTAACCGAACAATGGAACCCCATCCTTTTCCCACTGCTGATCGCAATGCCGAAATACTTCTCCTCGCCGACGGAATCCTAAACATCAAGCCCTACTCTCCGATTCACTTCGCTGACTCACTCGCTTCTGGTATTCCTCTCAACACTGCCGCTTCATATCATGAAAAGAACTCCCCCGAATCCAAAATTCGCGCTCGATTCTCTTCTCCGTCCGTCTATCACGACAAACGCACCTCCAAAGGTCACTATATCAACGCTTTCTTCTCATACGCCCGCACTTACGTTCATAACATCAAAAACTATGGTACGCCCTCCGGACACTCTTACTCTGACTCGATTCAACCCGACTCCGCAGAACAAGCTTCACTCAAGAACTTCTTTCTCTCTCAACCGACTGAACTGTTCATACGCACGCAAATCTCCAAACGCGACCCCTCTCTTCCAAAAAAGATCCGTCCCGTCTATGCTGTCGCTCTCCTCTTCATTTTCATCGAAATTATGCTAACTTATTGCCTACTTACGCAACTCCGCAACCCGGAATGTGCTGTAATGCACGGCCTCGAAACTTTCCGTGGTGGAATGTCTATTATAGACCAAACCGCACTGTTTTTCTCATCCTTCGTCTCACTCGACTGGTCACAATTCGACCAACGACTCCCGATCTATGTCATAATCTCTTACTATGCCTACTACCTCCCTCGCAAAATCATCATCTCTCGTGGTTATGCCCGCACTCACTGGTATTCAAACTTCATTCGTCCTCCCCAAATCGACGACTTCGCAGCAAAAATCTTCAATCTCTTACAATTCCTTCTCTCCTGGTACGTAAATATGGTTTTCATCTCTTATGATGGATACGCATATGTCCGCCTTCTCGGTGGCGTTCCCTCAGGTCTCTTGAACACTCAAGCTCTCGACTCCTTTGGTAATTTATACATTATCCTCGATTGTATGCTGGAATTTGGCTTCACTCACAGTGAAATCCGCAACATGATCTTCTTCATCATGGGTGACGATAATATCTTCTTCGCCCGCGAAAACTTCATGCGAATTTGCGCTTTCATGCTCTTCCTAGAGCAATATGCCTCATCACGTCATGGAATGATCCTCTCGATCCTCAAATCTGTCTGGACCACCTTACGCTCCAAAATTGAAGTCCTCGGATACACCAACAACTACGGTTTACCAACCCGTGACATCGGAAAACTTGTCGCTCAACTCGCTTTTCCCGAACGTCCCGTCCCTCACAACAAGAACTGGATGCACGCCGCCCGTGCCATCGGTCTCGCCTACGCCTCATGTGGCCAAGACCATTCCTTCCACCTTCTTTGTTATCTGGTATTCCAAAAGTACAAACCTGCTGATCAACAGCAAGTCACAGCTCGCCAATTCTCACGCGCTGTAAAGTACACCGTATCCTCTCTACTCGACCTCGATCCTGATCTCGGATCAATCGACTTCCCCGAGTTCCCTTCTCTCTCCGCAGTTCGAACCCTGGTACAACATCACCATGGATTCTTCTCCGAAACAGATAAATGGAAAGACACCATCTTTCTCGACCCTCCAAGCACCAACGACCCAAGTATCATCACCTTAGATCAATGGCTTCAGTCTCATCCTGAATACGCTTTCGATTGGACTAACATATGGCAAGGTTCCTAACGCTCCTTTGTCCCATGCTTTTTCCCATCTTTTTTTTTTTAATCTAAAAAAAAAAAAAAAAACAC